AAATCTAAGGGCCCAATGTTATTTTAAACTTGCAGAATTAGTTAATAATCATAAGATAGGTTGTTATAAAGATATTGATATTGAAGTAAAAGATTGGATAATAGAAGAATTGGAAGCTATCAAAAGGAAGAATATTGATAAAAACGAGCAGACCCTTCAGATAATTGGCAAAGATGAGATTAAAGACAATATTGGAAGAAGTTGTGACTTTTCCGATTCTTTGATGTTTAGGATGATATTTGAGTTAGGGAAAAAGCCTCAGGATTTCGCAATGGCGTGGTAATATATCTTGCAGTATATAAATGTTTATATAACATTTAAATAAAATTATATAAAGGGTAAGGTTACAAAAAATTATTTCAAGAAACAAAATGAAAGAATACAAAAAGAAGAAAGTCAAGAAATTATTTAAATCTAAAAAAGAGGAAATATCTAAAAGTGGGTCAAAAAGAAATAGCAGAAGTCTTAATAAACGAGTATCCAAACTGGATTGATTATGAAGATGTGATGAGGATTACTGGTGTTCCGAAAGATAATGCTATGCGAAATCTCAGGAAAGTAGGTAAAAGGACTGAATGCGAGATACAGATAAGTGATGGCAAAGTCGGGACTAAGACCAGATACAGGATGAAAAAATAAACAAGAGGTAAACTTACAATGGCAAAAGAACAAGAAAAACAAGACAATGAAATACCTGCTGCATTAGCAGACAAAGAGATAAAGACAAAAGTAACAACTTTCCAGAAATTAGTGGAAGATGTATTCCTTAAGATTGAAGATATAGCAACAGCAGAAGTAATGATGGATGTTACTGCCAGGATGAGAAACCGGAGAGAAAGTATCATTAAATTATCTTCTGCAAAACATATGAAGATCCAAGGACATTGGAAAACTATCCCTCCAAAGATGCACATAAGAAATATTCTTGCAAAGAAGATCAGCAATGATGAAGCAAGGGTAACTTTCAGTGTTTATGCTATGGATGACAAAGGCAATAAGCAACCATTTGAAAATAAGGCTGAAATGGAGACAGTCTCAGGTGGCAAAGTAAAAACTGTTATGTCAGTTGATTACAGGATAGCTCTTGAAGTTACTGAGATTATCAAGATGGGTAAACCTATCAGCAGAGAGATTGTTAAGATGGAGGTGACAGAACAATGAAAGAAGAAGAAGTAAAATTAAAGTGGGATGGAGAAAAGATTAAGCAGGAAGTTAAAGTTCCTGAACTCAAGATAAGTCCTAAAGAGATGCTTGACACTTTAGACCATGCACGCAATCAAGTAAACCAGATGAAACAACAGAAAACTCAGCTTGAAGATAATCTTAAGACAATGGAGAATAATCTTAAATCTGCTGAAGAGTTTATCAAAGTCAGAAGTGAATTTGAAGAGAGATGTATCGAAATCCAGATTGAGAAACTTGGGTTTTACATAAAGCTCCTAAGCTCTGAATGTAAAAAGTCTGCTGAAGAACAGGCAAAAAATACAATAGCCCAAAGTCCTGATGCATACACAGAAGATCAAAAAGAGAATATGAAATTTGTAAACTTCCAGCGACTTCTTGCAACAAATGGAAAAATAGCAGAGAATATCAGCAATAAACTGATAACTAAACATCTGTTTGAAAAGCCGATTTTTTCAAATCCATTTAAAGGTGAGTGAATAATGTCTGATTGGTTTAATGGGTTTTGGTTCGGTTGTTGTTTCTCAGGAATACTTTTAAGTGCAATAATCTCATGGATAATTAACCGAGAACCTAAATACAACGTATCTGAGAAGCCCACAACCCCCGAACCAATAGATGATTGATATATTATATTTTATTCATTGTCATAGATTCCCATAACATTAAGGATATAGCTGTGGAGTCCTGAAGTGCTATGATTGCCACGAAAGCCTCTGCATGGATGGCGCAGAGGTCATATTCAAATGCCGAAGGCCGAGAGGAGTTTATGAAAGCTACATAAATTAAAAATAAGGTGAACTTAAGCTAACCTTAAGGGGGTTCAATCCCCCCCTTTGGCGTTTAATTATTGATGAGAAAATAAAGAGTTTTTTAATCATACTCATAATGTATAAATATGGAATGGGTGACAAGGAAGGGATACGCCTCAAGGTAATGTCTGAAAGCAGAAATGCAAAGTCGAGCCATATTCGTATCATGGCGAGGTAAAAGGCGGGTTGTGGGTTCGAGTCCCACCCCATTCCATTTTGGGAAATTAGGTTAGGATTTAATCATACTCATAAGGTATAACTTGTGAAGGAGGAATTTAAATGAAAGAAAAAGAGAACCATCCATGGTTAGAAATGGAAAAAAATATTAAACAAAGGGCGGAAGAAGCAAAAAGAAAATGGGGATTTCCCCATCTAAGGAATGCAACCAAATTAGTGTATGACATTGGAGAAGAAGTCTACTATGTTCTCGGAAGTTCAGTTTATAAAGGAAAGATTGTGCGGGTTTTACCTTTTGGGGGATGTTGGGTTACTCATAGTAAGGGGGAGCATATTTTACTAAATATGAAGAGTTTATATAAAAATGTAAGATATGCACTTGTGCAAGCAGATTACAATAGGAAGGATGAGACAATTAAAGAAGAAGAGAAGGGTGCACAACAGTAATAATAACTTGAGGTAGAGCAGGGTATAGAGCCCCCTGATGAGGCTTAGGGTTGTGCCAACAGAAAAAACAACCCACTTATTTTTTGGTTAGGATTTAAATATATCAATGTTCTATGACAAATAAATGGCTTTTTTTAATAGACTTGGCAGCAATCTTAAAACTCTTGCAAATAAACAAAATAGCATTCATTCTCCTGTTCAGGATATAGGGATTACAAGAATAGGATTCGGCACTGGACAAGAAAGAGAAGCAGTATATCCATCTTGGTTCTTTTCAAGCAGACTTGGACAACCGAGACAGATTGATACAACCAAATTAAGAAACTTTGCTAAATCTGCCTGGGTTCAGATGGTTATCAATACATTCAAGAAAGAGATAAATACTATCGAATGGCGAATAGTTCCTGAAGATGAGACTGATGGAATAGATTATACAGAGGATATAAAGATTGTCACAGATTTTCTTAACACTATTAACAAAAATCATCAAAATGTGGATAATATCAATTCTGAACTTATAACTGACATTGGAGAAATTGATGCAGGAGTAATTAATTATGTTTACTCATCCGATTCATATGATATAGGTGATGTTCCTGTCTATGATGCAATTGGGAGAGTTATAGATAATGAAATCGGGCTTATATTGAAACCTCTTGGGAGCAGAACACTTACTCAGATTAAATCTGTTGATGGCAGCAGTATGCTAAAGCAAGTTGACATTCATAAAAACCTATTAAGATTTTATCAATATTCTTTTAAACATCCTCGACAAAATCCTACTCCTTTTGAACCTGACGAAATAAGTTATTTGCTTATGAACTCTAAATCATACTCGATTTATGGCTTTTCTCCAGTGCAAAGTATCCAGCAAGTGTTGGAGCTCCTTATTCAGGGGACGAGATATAATAAAGATATGTTCACAAATAACGCTATTCCTGAACTCTTGATTGGATTGCCTGACATTCCACCAGATAAACTTAAAAAACTTAAAAGAATTTGGAATAATGAGTATAAAGGTAAACCTCATCAGGTTGGATTCCTTAACTGGGCCATTGATAAAATCCATAAATTGAGCGATTCAAATCGAGACATGGAATGGCTTGAAGGCCAGAAATGGTATAGTAAAATTGTGTTTGCTTCTTTTGGTGTAAGCCCTACTGAGGCTGGTTTTTTTGAAAATGCAAACAAATCTAATGATGAGGGTCAGGCAAGAGTAACAGTAAGAAATGCGATTAAACCTTTCCTTAATCTTCTTGAGCAACAGCATACAATGAGAAGTATTCCTGAGATTCTTCAGAAAGAAATAACTGGATTAAGATTCAAATATTTCCCTAAAGACCATGTTCAGGAAAAAATTGAGTTTGAACAGCATAAATGGGAATTAGAGAATGGTGCGCTCACTATAAACGATTACCGAAAACTTCAAGGCAAAGAACCTTACGAATGGGGTGACGAACCTTTTAAAAAGCCTGGCCAAGAGACTTCTTTCAATTTCGGCAATCTTCCAAACAATTCTCCACCGGAAACAACAGGGGGGGAGGGTGAAGAAGAAGAGGAAGAAGATAATCCCAAAAAACCTGACAAAAAAGATAAAAAGTCTATTGACAAAGACCTGATAATTGAAGCGGGAGAAGATGTTATTGACGAGTCTAAAACTTACGGTGAATTTCTCATTAATCTGTTTAATGACATGGAAAAGAAAGTTCTAAACGCTGTCGATAAACTTGATTTAGAGAAATCTTACAAAATAGATAAGACTTTCGGCGAATTTATGAGAAATCTGTTTAATACTGTCAATACTGCAACTTTCGCTAAACATATCAAACGATTCATAAAGGCTGATTTGATTACTGGCCTTGTGAGTGCGGAGGAAGAATTGAGTGTGGATATAGGATTTACTAACGCTTATCAGCAGAAGTTAAATGTACTTAGCCAGAATCAATTAAATGGCTACTCTATAAATGGCAAACCCTGGATGGGAATAAAAGGAGTTTCTAAAGAGATACAATTCAAAGTTATATCTTCAGTCCAATCAGGGATAGCAGAACATAAGACAATAAAAGAAATCAAAGAAGATATTAAAAAGGATTTTGAAGGTTTTACTGATTGGCGTGCTAATATGATAAGCAGAACTGAGACGACCAAAGTCTTAGCTGAAGCCAAACTTTTAGGATATAAAGAGTCTGGATTAGAAGGTGGCAAGGTTTGGAAAGCAACTCAACCAAGAGGATGTGAAAGATGTTCCCCTATTTGCGACAGGCTTTCTGCTAAGTATGGTGATAATCCTATTCCACTTGACGAAGAGTTTATTGATGATGAGACTGGCAAGGCATTTATGACTCCATACGCGCATCCCAACTGCAGGAGTACGATTAGTTTTCGACCAAATTAGGTTAGGATTTAAATAAATCAAATTTCAGAGGTAATAATATGGCAATAACAAAATCAACTCATGAAATGAATATTGAACTTTTTGCACCTGTTATGAAAGAGGCAAAAGGGAAATATATCGCTGTGTTATCAGACACTTCTATTGATAGAGATGGTGAACGAGTAGGAAAATCTGCATTAACCAAGATAGTTAAAAAAGGCGGATATATTGCTGCATTGGTTGACCATGAAAATAAAGTATTAAATCAAGTGGCACAATGGACTAATATGCAGTTAAAAGAGCTTGATGGCCATACAGTCCTTATTGCAGAACCTAAATTTTTCCCTTCAAACAAGAAAGCAAAAGAAATAAAAGGTATGCTGGATGAAGGGGCTGAGATTGGAATTTCTATTGGTGCAATCGTAAAAGAATATGAAGATAGCAAAATTGACGGTGAAGTGATGAGAACATTTACAGACTTAGAATTATTGGAAGCCAGTTTTGTGGCAATTCCCAGTAATCGTCATGGTCGTGCAATGTTAGCTATGGCAAAATCATTTAAAACAAACGCAGGTGAGAATATGACAGAACTTACACAGAAAGATATTGACATGGCTGTGGAAAAGAAAGAAAGCGAATATACTGAGAAAATCGCTGACTTTAAGAAACAGCTTGAAACAAAAGACTCAGAAATAGCGAAACTGAAAAAAGATGTTGAAGATTCAGAGACAGCAAAAGAAGAGTCTGAAGAAAAAGTAAAAGAAGCTGAAGAAAAGACTGAAGAAGCAGAGAAAAAGATTCAAGAAGCAGAAAAGAAAGTTGAAACAGCAGAGAAATCGTCTCTTGAAAAGCAGAAAATCGCTGATGAAGCAGCAGAAAAAACTCATTTAGATGCAGAGAAAGCATTTGATGAAGGAAAACTTCCTATAATGAGGACATGAGGTACTAACAATGAAAGCAATATTCAAAGATCGGGAAGATGGCTTCAGTGAAGAACTTTGTAAGTCAAGGTTCAATGCAGGAGTTATCGGGAAAGACTCATTCGGTGGAATGTCAAAAGAATATTATAATCCATTCGATAGAGTTGATAAAAGGATGGAAATCGCAAAATCTACTTACGAGATAAATAAGGTTTCCATAGATTCACAGACAGGCGGAGCAGGAACTGCAGGAACAGCACTTGTACCAGTTTATCCTGACCCATCAGTGGTTGACAGGACAAGCAGGTTACTTCCATTCAGAGCAATGGTTCCTCGTAGAGCTGTAAAAGGTTTGACATATGATTACATTCCTCTTACTGCAAAAGGTGGAGCATTCTGGGCAGCTGAAAATGGAGCACTTAGTGCAGTTGAAGATACATATGACAGAATATCTGTAGCTATTAAGTTCTTGTATGCTAAAGGCAGCATTTCAGGACCAGCAATCGCAGGTATGAGGGGTTTTATTGATCCTACACAGCTTGACTTAAGCGTGAAGACAATATCTATCTATGAAGCTGAAGAAGATGCGCTTATCAATGGTGATGCAAGCACAACTGTTTACGAACCAAATGGTATGATTCAACTGATTACCACAAACACGACAGACAGAAGTGGCGGACTTCCAACATTACCTCTTATCAGGGCAGAATTGGCAACAACCTTCAATGCAAACGGTAATGTGAATCTGGCAATAACTGATGCAACTACTCATAACTACATTAAAGGTTTACTACAAGATTTCCAGAGAAACATCAATCCTTCTCAGGATATGCTTGGTTTCGGTATTCCAGGAGCTTTCGGGTTCGATGATGTAATGTTCATCAAAGACAGGTATATGCCAACTGCAGCAAATAGTAAAAGGATTTTGTTCCTTGACATGAGATACATCTTTATGGCAGTCCTTCAAGACTTGACATACGAAGAGAAGTACACCGATGCAGACGGGGAAGTCTACCTGTTAAAAGAATACTTAACACCAGTAAACACATTCGAAGCAAGCTGTTCACAGATGTACGGCATTGCATGAGGAGGTAACGAAGAATGGTAGTAGTAGTTGAAACATTCAGAAAAACAGGTTGGATGGGCGATTTGAAAATAATCGTTATTCAAACCAGTGCAGCTTGTGATACTGGTCATACAATTGACCTATTGACTGATGCAACTGACGGGAAAGGCATGGTAATAACTCAAGTCTTGAATACTATAGTACAAGATGATGCTGGAGCTGATGAAGAGGCAACTTGGGACCCAGCGACAGGCATAATTACTATGGGGACACTGGCAGCGACAGGCATTCATAATATAACCATCATTGGTTATTAGGAGGTAATTAAAATTACAGCAGTAACTGAAACATTTAGGAAAGTTGGGCATTGTGGTGATTTGAAAATAATCACAATCCAGTGTTCCGCTACAACTGCAACAAATTACACAATAGATTTGTTGACTGATGCAACTGATGGGAAAGCCATGGTAATAACTCAAATCCTTAACACATTAGTTCAGGATGATGCAGGAGCAGACAAGGATTGCACTTGGGATCCTGCAACTGGGATTATCACGCTTGGAACCATCACAACTGGAATCCATAACATAACAATAATCGGGTATTAATTTACCTTATTTTTTTATTTTTATAGTAACAACTGTATCAAACCGACCAGGAACGGTTTGGTGAAAGCACTCTATGAGATATAGAGGGGCAAATATGTTCCTGGGGAGAAAAGAAAAATGGGAGAAGGATTTAGAAGTATTCCAAGAGGGCAAATAGCTGCTCCACCTTTCAGTAATGGACCTTACGATTTCAGTGAAGATATGACTTTCAATGGGAATCTGAGGAAATCACCTGGAAGATACTATTTAGAAGAGTTCTTCATGAAATTACCAGATGCGAATGCAGCTCTTGTTATAGATCCTGATGCAGATGATGCAACAGCTTTAGCAAAATTTGTTGTTGCTAATAGGGATTTCGAGATTTTAGGTACAAATGCAGACATAGCAGACTTTAGCTGGGATACTGTTGCTGGCGGTGTTAAGATGGAGACTGGCAGTGCTGACAATGACCAGCTTATTATATTGCCTCACCTTGATACAAAACAGACTGCTTGGTCTGGTGTTCTATGGGGAACTGAGAACCAGGTTATCTGGGAAGCCACCATAAGAACCGGTGCAAGTGTTGCAACCAGGTTAATCTGGGCAGGCCTTAAATTAACTAACACTCCAACGATTGCAACTGACGACGACCAAATATTTTTCAGGTATGACACTGATGTCCCTGACACTAACTGGCAGATAATATCCAGCATTGCGGGAACTGATACTACAACTGATTCAGGCGTTGCTCTTGCTGCTCTTACAGAATATCAATTAAGAATCGAGATTGACTCAGACAGAAAGGCACACTTTTATATCAACAATGTTGAGATTTATATAAGTTCTGCTTTGACTAATGATGTCGATTTCATTCCTTATGTTGGTATTCAACAGCTTAGTAGTGGTGACGCTGACATGACACTTTGTTATGAGAAAATCAGCAGAATACTTTATGAATAAAGATTTTATTTTTTATTTTTGTCTATCTAAAACATAGACGGAAGAGACATAAAACAAGTGAGGGAAAAAATATGATAAACCCATTAGAATCATTGGAAAGATTAGGTGTAGATACTAATACTGTTCAAAAATTAACAAATAATCTCTGGCCACAGTATAAGGCTCTTGAAACAACTGTGACTTTTGACGGTGGCACAGCGAATGCAATCGGAGATTATGACGGTACAGGCAATCCAGTTACTATGTTCACGGTGACTGGTACTGTTGAGATGTCAATAATTGCTTTATGTGAAACAAGTTTAACAGGAGCAAGTGCAACTATTGAAGTCGGAACTGCAATAAATATTGCTGGTTTACTTGCTCAAACAATTGGTACAACAATTGATATTAACGAAATCTGGCATGATGCTTCTTGTGATGCAAGCGTTGAACTTACCAGTGTAACAGGGAGATATATTGTTAATCAAGATGTTATCCTTACTTGTGCAACAGCAAATGTCACTGCAGGAGTAATAAGGTTTATTGTCAAATGGTCTCCAATAAGTAATGATGGCAAAGTGGTGATAGCTTAAATTGGCAAAAATAACTAATGCTGATTTATTTAGCAAGATGGGTATCTTGACTGAGAAGATGGATAATCTCTCTGAAATGCTTAAAGACGATATTAAACCTGCTGTAAGAAAAAATACTGAGTTTCGATTGAGATTTAAGGGAATGGTTGCTGTTATTTCAGGCATTGCAGCTTCAGTCAGTGCAGGCATGATATTAGTCGCAAATAAACTATTCAAATGAGGTAAACTAACAATGAAATTTAAAAATATATCAAAACGGACAAAACATCTTAAGATTGATGGAACTTGGCTTTCAGTCCTTCCCGGACAAGAATTTGAAGTCTTCAGAACTCTCGGCAGATTACATCTTGATCCTGAGCTTGAAAAGGTTGAAAAGAAAAAATCTAAAACTGAAGAGAAAGAAGAAGTTGCGGAAGAAAAGAAAGATACTGTTGATGTATCTGAATTAGACGAAAAATCTAAAGCAAGAGTAAAAGATTTGAAAGATGATCTTAAAGATGATGGCAAAAGAAACAGGAGCAATAAGAAAGCAAAATCCAAGAGTAAACCAAAGAAAAAATGAATAGATATATTGTTTTGATATTGATGCTTCTTTTATGTAGTCTTATGACTTTTGGTTTTACGCCCCAGGCTGATATTGATTTAAGGAATCATTATCAGATAGTTAATGGGAGTAATATCAGCGCAACTGCTATGTATATAAATGGAAATTCAGTAATGACAAATATAAGTCAAGTAAATTCTTCTAAGTATTGGGATGATTTAAATACACCTTTAGATATAACTTCTTTAGGTAATAGTACTTTTGAATACTTCTCAGGTACTGAACTTAATGCCACTAACTTTTATCATAACGGGAATGCAGTATTAGATTTATCTGGAATTGATGGAAGCAATATAACAAGTGGAACAGTTGATGAGGATTATATTGAGGACAAATTTCTGAAGAATTATGGTGATACTTCAACAGGTCCTATTAATATGTCTGATAATGATATTACTAATGTAGGACAAATTAAAGGAAGTTCAACTTTTGAAAAGATAAGTAGCGGAAACTTAGTTGGTTATTGGAATTTTGATACACCTTCTTATATTAGTTCAATTCTTACTCTTGATAGTTCTTTTAATAGTAATGATGGTGATGTAACAAATGCAATATTAACCGAATCAGGGAAATACGGGCAAGGATATGAGTTTGATGGTGATGATGACTATATAACT